GTGTTCGTAGGCAGTTGGGCCGACAGCTTCTTTGGCGTGCGTGCGCCGCTGCAGCTGCCGGTGGAGCTGTTCGACGGCTATCAGGGTAACCAGAGCGCAATGATCGCGGCCCTTCCAGGACTGCGACTAGGTGCAACCATCAATCAGGGCGATAGGATCACCAGCGTGACCCTTGCCGGCAACCAAATGGCGATCAAATGGACGACGCAATCCGTCGCAGCGTAGAACGACAATTCCCCGAACTGACCGGCGGCTACCACCTGCCACGCTTTGGCCGAGTGGTGGCCGTGCCCGATGCACCGGCCGAACCTGGTCTGTGCGACGACTTCCGGCCACGCTTTGGCGTCGATGTGGAAGTGTTGCTGCCCGATGGCGAGCCGGATCCCGCGCTGCCGATCCTGACCGGCCTGCCGTTGCCGGCACCGATGGGCGGGCAAGAGGCGGGCATGTTCGGCTTTCCGGAGGAGGGCACCACGGTGGTGGTCAGCTTCGCGTATGGCTTGCCGCATAAACCCTTTATCACCCAGATCCTGCCGCATGGCCTGAGCCTGCCCCGGGTTCCGAAGGGGGACCAGGTATGGCAGCACAGCGAAGCCTGTCAGCAGCGTATCGACGCCGACGGCAACTGGCTGCGCCAAACCGACGGCAAGATCCAGGACAGGGCGATTGAGCGGGAAGTGGAGGCGATGCAGAACATTGAGAGCTTTCAGAGCCACACCAGGACGGTGGACGACCATTCAACTGAATCGGTGGGTGGCATCAAGAAGATCGAGGCGCTGGGGGCACTCAAGTTGCTATCGGGCGGATCCGCGAGCCTGGCGGCGGTGGATGATCTGCACCAGGCGACGGGACGGGACTTGAACCTGGTGGTGGGGCAGAAGCACAACGCCATGGTGGGTAGCGATATGGAGGAAAGGATTCAGGGAATGCGCGATAGCGTGGCCGCGGTTGGTCAGCGTCTAGTCGCGCCCAAGACTTGGTTAGGATCCGAAGCGGTTAACGTTCTAAAGGTGTTATGTAATCTGATCGAACTGGTGCAAGAGATGAATGTTCAATTGACAGGGCATACTCATGGAGCAACGCCACGCCCACTAATGCGTCGGCGTTTAAAGAAGCCGCCGCGTCTGCGTTAGTTCTCGCTACGCAGTTGAACTCTGTAACAGCTTAGCACCCTGAAGCGTCCCGTCGACCAGCACTACTTACAATGTCAGATCCTTTAATGATCCGAATCTGAGGGTTTAAACGTAATTTCTCAATTTCCACTAGGAATATTGATTCTATATTTCTATATCCTAGCTTCTGAAATGTTCTTCCACCGTTCCCTATATGATCGGTATCATCAGGAAGGGTTACTGGTGTTAAACCTATGTAGATGCAAAGACTGGTGTAAAAATCCCAACTGTATCGAAAAGCGGCTAATGCGTGTGCGTCAGTAGTGCCAAGCGTAATGAACTGAGTCTCACTTTTGTAGGGGTTTCCAGGAGGGAATGTGATCTGATAGCTATCGTTGGCTAGGTCTAAATAGATTTCGCGCAACCCAAGCGTGTTTGCAATTCGATAAATGTTTGCACAAGTATTAATCAGGTAATCAAAAAGAAGTGGATGCGTGTAGGTGCTGCCAAATATTTTGTCTAAAGACCTGGCCGCTTCGATGAAATAGCTGCCTACCTCTTCAAAAAAATCGCTATTAGCCGTCGGAGCCCCGTCTCCTGGTACGCCGCTAACGCAATTCCAATAAAGCAAAGGGTGTGGTTGGAATTTTCCTGATATTACGCCTAAGTAGTCGATGTCTACGTGCCGCGAGAAATGATTATAGAAGTCGGTGCGATGAGCGTAATAGGAGTCGAGATTGTTCTTATGCAATGTAACCCTTATTTGCTCTCCTGTCTGCTGTGTTGAGTGAAAGCTTGCGACCACTACACCTAAAGGCACAGCTGAGGATAAAAGAGCCAGAGGCAGAGAGCTAATTTTCAAAAACTGCTCCACCCCCGCTTGGCTGAGATCAATACTGTAACCCTGCCAGCAAATATAACCAAATATGAAAAAATAACACAGTGGAATGATCAGGCTTAGCCAAAAGAGCTTTTGTTTTAATAAGCTTTCGCGAGAATTTAGTGTGATTAAGCTTTTAAGTCTATGGATTAACCGTCCGTTGGAGAAAGTAACGAAAAGGACCGCAGGAGCGAGAATCGGGCCTACTATGCAAGCGATAAGCATGAAATATTGCAATTGAATTGTCCTTGATAACCTAGCCTATTAACGCTGGCGCGTTGCTGATGATTATTTTTGATTGTCCGGGCTGTCTGTATTGTCGTCTGCTCTAAGTGAATTATCATCTTCGATAATTTGGAGGTTTGTCGGGGTTTCGCTATCCGCTTGAGAAGAGGATGGTAATGACTTTCTCTCGTCAGTGATCTTTGATACGTCGCTTTTCGAACTGTCTTTTTGTGAAAGCATAGCTGATATATTGGCCATAGGGAGATTCATCCCTTTTATCGCATCCAACACAGCAGGATTTGGTTTGGTGAAATTTTGGATGGCCTCTAACATGGCAATGTTAGGTAGGTTGAAGTGCTTAATTGCATTAGCATATAAAGCATTCTGATTTTTCATGCTTTCAGCAAGTTCAGGATTTATGGTTAACCCAGACATTATAGAGCGAGCGTGTTCCGCTGCCTGATTAAAGTTGTGCGTGTTTGGATTTAATAAGCTGTTGACCCAAGTGGTGTGTCTGGAAGATGTATTACGATCTTTGATTTTGTTGACGCTGGTCTGAAGAGAGTCAATTGAGTCATCGGGTGCCCTCCCGTCAGATCTTAATTTGTTAATTTCTTCCTGAAGTTTTTCGACTTCAGAATCTCTAACTGACAGAGCAAGCTCGCTTTCAATTTGGAATGCACTTTGTTGTTTTATTAAATTGTCTAAAAGTATTACAAATGACCCCATTTCGTCAGCGGTTCCAGACAAGCCGTTAAATACGTCTAAGAAGTATTTTAGAATTTCGTTATTTGAGAAGTCTGGGTATTTGACTCTGTGGTCGATTTCACTCCAGCCTTCTTGGAATATAGTTCTGACTTGAATTTCAACTAGTATAGGTTCTTTTTCAGGCTGATAAGCAATGCCGTAATGAATTGATCTGTACCCTGCGCTGTGTATTTCTTCCGTAGCACCACGTTCAATGATCTCAGAGATCTCCAAGTCACCGTGTCTTTTGAAGATGGTAATGTCATCTACGTGCCACGTATCCCGGATCTGCTTATCAACTTCGATACACTCTTCTTTCAGTAAGTGAAGTGCTCTTACGCCAATGAGGTCTGAAAATACCGATCGGTAATTTTCGGGTGTAATTTTTTGCCATTTATCCTTCGCTTTTGACTCAAGATTTTTTCTTAATATCTTTTTTAATAGTGCAAAAGTTTCTTTGACTCGCCACCTTACGGAATGAACACCCGCAAAAGCTTGAATGCGGTTAGCAATCGCACCGCCGTGTAGCGCTAGTGTAGATCGCATTTTCTCATGCTGATTTGCGATGCCGACAAATTGCTCCCAATCGAGTGAGGATCTCTCCCAATCCGTTTCCGTATAACCGGCCTTTAAAAGAAAATCCTCTTTAGTCAGTTGAAAAGTCATTTTCTATCCTTGGATTTGTGCATACGTTGACTATAAGTCATGCGTATGTCCTTTTGCCATCGTCCAGTTTCTGGCAACGTCGCTGCTCATCCGATTTCAAAAAATCTAATAAAAAAGCACTTATCCCCCTCCCGCCGACGGGCTTTGTGTCCCTTTTTTGTGCAAACGGGTAGTGGGGTGCAAACGGTGCTCCCGCCCAAGCCCGCTGCGAGGCCTGGGAGATGTTTCGCAATTAAGGCTTTGCAAAAAAGTGTAATGGCCTTGCACCTGCGTCAAGGCGCTACGGGGGAGTGGTCACGCTGGCGAGGTGTCCGGTTTACGGGACCTATTGCTGTGAAAACCTGCTGCAGGCGCTGTTTTCGTTTTCGGAACCATTCATATCAGAGGCCTACCAGCCGCTGTCGAGCCCGACGCGAAAACGACTGTGAGGCCCAGCCTGTCTAGGTTTCCGGCATTCTAAGACATTGCACAGCATCGCCATCAATTGCCGGCTGTCAGTACCCATCAAGAGCGTGTGGGAAAATACGCCAAAACGGTTAGCGCATGGCTATTTTTCGAGCGAGGGGTGGGAAAAGGGTAATTTTAGTAATCGGTAGGTCAGAATGTGCTGGAGCCCTTGTAGTACGTGGCTTTCAGCCATTACCTTGTAGGGTAATATAAGGTAACGAGAGAGGTAATATTTTGTTCAAGTCCCCATTTTACTGGGGTTGGGAGCTCAGTAGCATTACTAGCTCTGAGAGTAATTTTCTAACCACTTACTTACCTTATTATTACCTCTATAAAAATATACCAACTATATGATTTTATTAGGTTTTATCCGGTTTCTTATAGCTCATTACCAAAATTACCTTTTTCCCATGCCTCAACATAAATCACTCAAAACGCCTGTTCTGACCGTTTTCTGCAACCTGGCGCATTTAAGCCATGCGACTGACATGGGACAGATCTTGGCCTCACCACCGGGCTGCAGCCCTTATAAACCGGGGGGCTGTGCTTTCAAAAACAGCGAACGGGTAGTTTCGAATCTCTCCTTCACCGCCACATTAAGTAAACAAAACCCCTGGTTTCGAGAGAAACCAGGGGTTTTGTGATTTCTGGGGTTTGAAAAACTTACCCTTATAAATTCAAGCGCTCGGCATATCCATTCGCCGCCGTATGACATCCAGCAGGTCACACCCGTCGCGCAGCGGGATTGAGCACAGCATGGCAAAGTCGCTGAGTACCACCGCGTCGCTGCTTATCTCAATTCGTTGTCGGGTTGCTTGAACAGGCAGTAATCAACAGACAGCACAGCGATAAAAACAGACTTCGCATCCTTACGTCCCTGTAATCGTCGTTTTCGAGACGGCGAGACTACCACCCCGAGCGTCAGGCTTGTACGCACACCCAAGCCCTCAACGCCGAAGCTAACGCCACCGCGGCCAAGCCAGCGCCCACCTTTTGACTGCATCGTGTCAGATATGCAGCCACGCCAGGCTGCCCAGCACCACGGCTGCGCCGCCGGCGGTATACGACAGGCGCTTGAGCCATTCTTTACGCGTCAACAGGGTAATTGCCGCCAACGAAATCGCGATCTGAATCGCGGTCATTGCCTGGGCCCAGCGGTGATGCTGGTGCAGCGCCTGTTCCGACTTTTCATCCCATTGCTTTGAGGTGGCTTCG